ATAAAAGATAAAACGAATGTCGAGAATCTTTACCTGACTTCAGTTGAATATTTAATTTTTCTAACATTATAAATTCTTTTCTTTATAAAATATATGTCTTCCAATAACAACTGTTTTTTCAAGACCACGCCAACGTGGGTTAACATAATCTGCATGATAAAACAGTGCTCCATTAGTAAAATCAGCCATTCTTTCATAATTAGCATAAACATGAAGAGCTATATCTTTCGCTTGCTCATACAAATCTTGGCTTCTTATAGAAGGCATTTTACAATACCACGTAAACTGACATGTGTGATTGGTCTTTTGTTTAACCACACTGCAGATATCTTTTGGATATCGTTCGTCATATACTCTGTTAAGAGTAACTAGCCCCACAGCAATTCTACCATCTCGTGGCTCTGTCGCTGCTTCGTGATAAATGTTGGCAGCAAGACAATCAATTTGTCGCTGCGCGTCTCTCGTAAGTTGAGTATATTCAACCTGTAATAATTTAGATGGCATATACTGCGTCATTGCTAGTGATACAGCCACTGGTATCGCTGCAAGTATTAATGATAGAATTATTAATTTTGATCGCATAGTGATCTCCTTAATTAGGTGGGCGTGAGCCCACCAATCCAATCAAAGGGACTTTTTGCTAGTCTTTTCTATTGTAGTTTGTTGGATGTTTGAAACAAATCCGTTTAGAGTTTGCGCTTTCGCGATAACATCGGATTCAGAAGGGTATGGAGGGAAACCAGGATGATCTGGCATTTCACCGCCATTTATTTTGGCTAGGTCTACTCGCATAGACCATTCATTCGTAATACGTTCACGATGAGCATAATAATCTTGTTCTAACATTTCTTTCGCCATTTTTAATAGTTCAAGGCGAATCTCGAACGGTGTCAAGTTTGACATTTTACTTCTCCTTTTGTGTGATGTGTGTAAAATGGTAGTTTTATAGGGTTCTACCAACCCTCTGTGTAATACTATTTAGGAAGAATTACTTCTTTGCTTCTTCTTTCTTAGCTGGTGCTTTTGGTGTTGGCTTGTCACCCTTTGGTGCAGGTGGGCACTTACCATCTTTATCCTTCTTCACACAGTTTTGCTCTGCTGGTTTTGCTGCGTCTTTCTTTGCTGGCTCTGCTGCGAAACCAGTGATTGCTACTGCTGCAATAATTGAACCGAGTAATACTTTCATAACATCTCCTTTAAATTTAAGATAACTACACTCACTCGCCACTTCGTCACAGCACAAGTTATCAATGGATAACGGTAACTGCTCGTAAGTAATGACTTAATTCGTGGTAGGTTATTCTGTTACGAGGAAACCCACCGAAACCCTAAGCAGTGTTTAGGCTGCTAATGCGAACTGTTCGTCGTTTGCGTTTACGTTGTTTACTTTTAACGACTCTCTGTGTCGTGCTGTCTACTTTGTTACTACTTGTCCCGTCGAAACCAAGTCACCCCCATCAAAAGCATACTGCCTACACTCACTTACGATTGGCGTAACCAGCGGTAGTGCAAAACCTGCTCATGCGTTCTTACAATATGCTTTTGGTGGAGGTGTCGGGAATCGAACCCGAGTCCGCAACATCTTTCACATCGTTTCATACAGCAATTCTTTAATTATACTCTATATTTATTTAAATGTCAAACATTTTTCTGTAAGACTCACGCAACTCTATAAAGTCTCCAATCCAGGAATCTCGCTTCTCATTAAAGACGATAGGATCTTCATCGTCGACACCCATTATAATTACAAGTCTGGAAACTGGGATTTTTACTAGTTCCTCGAATGCCACGGCATACGCAGAACATTGCATAAAGTAGTTCTTAATATCCTCGCTTCGCTTTATTCTTTTGCTGGTCTTAAAGTCTATAACAGAGAGTCTTCCTTCATATTCTGCAATACAATCAACTGTTCCTGCAACTTGCAAATGATCAGAGTACAATGGTGTTTCTAATGCATGTATATTATCTATTTTGTCGACAAAAGGTTGTATGGATTTCCACATGTCAGTGTCAAATGAATCTGGTTCAACAGCGGTTCCACGGAGATAGTTTTCGCACAGAGTGTGCATTGCGGTTCCACGACGGGCAGCTCTGGCGGAGATTCTGTTGGCTTCTTCTTCCCCAACTCGTTTACGCCACTCCATAATTGCTTGTTTCCCAAGTAACGATGTAACGGTAGTGACTGATGGATATGATTTACCCGATGGCGTAGAGTACACTCGCTTACCATCGGGTCCAGTCTTACGTTCAAGTTTGGGTATATCATGATGTATAAAGTTTTTCATTATCCGTGCAACAAATGTATCGCCTCATTGTAGTGTTTAATTCTATCCTCAAGACCAATGAAGCCACCATTTATTTTGCGTGTCATTGTTTTAATATCGCCAGCATCTGCTTCGCGATTGAGTTTGTTTTTATTCCAAAACCAAATAGCAGACATAAGCGCAAATTCGCGATCAGCATTTACCCAGTCAGGATTCTGAAATAGATTTTCCCAGTCTTCAAACATTTCTTTAGCGAATGCCATGTAGTTTGATTTACCAGTCAACTGAATTGGTCCGCGACCACGATACAACCAGCCATCGCCAGAATCTTCTGGTCCATTGCCCATACGATTTGCGTAAACACGATTGGCAATCTTTTGTGGTTGGCGAGCGTAAGCATTTGCCAAATCTTCTGTCGGAAAATACTTTTTGAAAATTCCCATCAGCCCTTTAGCGGAGTAGTTTAAGTTTTCCTCAAACACTGTCCAACCACCAGACTCGTGACCACACTGCGCCACGAATGCCGCGATACGTTGTGGTGTGTTAATTTCATAAGTTGGAAATACATTATTCATTGAGTTTGCCCAAGAGTTTGGATCTTGTGCTCTTGGAAATAAGTGCGCGAATTGTTCTCCTGTAATCATTTCATTCCCTCGTTAATGTCTTCGTATTTTAATTTAGCCAAGATGTAATCTTTAACCAGAGAACTTCTCACGATATCATCAACGGTAAATTCTACCCTAGTAAAAGCACCCATATGTTGGGCAATATCAAAAAACTTCAACAGTCCAGATTTATCATTGTTCTTTCTCAAATCTGTCTGACGATAATCGCCACACCATATAATCTTTGAACGATAACCAACACGTGTCATCACTGTATCAATCTCTTCAAAGTTCATGTTCTGCATTTCATCAACAATAATAATCGCATCATCAAATGACATACCACGAATGAAAGATGTAGAAATAAATTGAATGAAACCTTGTTCTTCTAATCTATCCCAAGCATCTCTACGACCAAATAATGTATCACAAATTTGACGATATGGTTGCTGATAAATTTCCATCTTTTCTGTCACGTCACCAGGAAGATGACCGATCTCTCTAGATTGGACGGCAGAACGAACTACAATTATTTTGTTAAATGGATTGTTCTTATCTAAGACTTCTTCAATCGCTTTATATAGAGCGATGAAAGTCTTACCTGTTCCTGCCACTCCATGTAACGCTACGAAATAATCTCCACGTTTATACGCATCAAAGAATTGTTTCTGATTATCAGTTAGAGGATCAAATGTTTTAAGATCATCTAGTCTGAGTTTTAAATGGTTTGTTTGTTTTCTTTGACTAACTGGCTCACTGGTTTCATTATCTACAATCTTTAATGCTGCATTAGGTTTCCGAGCCATGCAAACTCCCTAATTGTTATATTTGAGATGATGTTTGATTTAGTTGACTTCCTGGAGTTTTTTCGTGTATTCTTTGCAAGACCTCCTTAAACCCTGTATCTTTTTTCCTGGCGCCAACTCGGACTGCGTCGGCAATAGGTGGCGTATAATCTATATACGTTTCATGTGTTGGGTTTTGTTGTTTGTAGGAATCTAACTCTGAGATTTTCATGACCTTTTCGTAGATCTCACCAGTCTCAGTATTACGAAATTTATATGTAGGCATAACTGTATTTAGCTGATAAAAGATGGCACAGATCTATTTTTCCAGGAAAACATTCTCTGCTTGGCGCCATTATAATAATTGTGGTACGATTTAATAGAATCCCCGTCTACCTTATACTCATCGGGCATGGCAGGGGTCGGCTCAAAGAACGAAACATCTTTGGGAATATTACTGGGTGGGTATTGCAAATCTCCCAGAAGCAAAGAACACTTGTGCGTTTTCCCGTAGCGGTACTGGTATTCCTGAATCAGATCACGAAACATGTTATAGAGCCACTGGTAATTTTCCAATGATTCTCTAGCCCAAACTGCACTGGGATGATTGACATGAGTCGCTGAGTATAGAACCTTATCTCGCCCATCGGCAAGAACATATCGTTTGGCTTTCCTGCCAGTTTTAGTTGAGCCAATCGTCAGTGTTCCATCTAGAACACGATGAGCAGTTGAAAGAAGTTGCGCATACTCTAGAATCATCTTGACACAATGTTTGTCAACGTGCATCTCGGCACACTTTTTAGTGTCATGATGTAAATAAAAGATATTCACCTTAACATTCTCCAAAAATTAAATGCCATGGAAACACGTTCCCCTGTTCCTTGGTTTGGTAATACTCGATGCATAAGATCATCGGGAAATACAATTAATAATCCAGGAAATGGAGTGATGATCTCATGCTTATCCTTTTCCTTAAACTCAATCACGCCACAATATGGCGGTGTTTGCAAATATAAACAACCACAAAGAGCATCTTCCTCACCTCGATCGTGATCGTGCCAATCATTATAATCATCGCCAGTGTTTATATTATACCAGTAAGTTATCTCTCCGTCAAGTTTTATTTTACTTGTAACTTCGTCAACAACTTGCCCTGCCCACTTGTAAGTTTTTCTATTGCATCTGTCACTTTGCCATCCACCCACATTGCTTCGCTTCACGCAATCTGCCACACCACGCAATGCCAATACGTTATCGACAAAATCTTTGGGTATGTCAATCACATATCTTTGCAGGTTCACATCAGCATCCTGATCAGACCAACAGTATCAATAGTTGTGAGGAGAATATAATTAGCAAGCATGCCAAAAGATCTCCGTGTAAACGCTGCCCAAGCATACAGAGCACAGCCAGTAATCCAGACAGGATACAATATGAGAAGAGGAGGGGTTGGTACAGTAAGAGCCATAGTAAGAGCACAGCCGATACTGATACCCCAAGCCAGAATTTCCACAGCAAAGCGCAGTCTATTCGACTCCCAATCCTCTTTAATCCATGAAAAAGTTTTATACAAGGCATCATTCATACGCTCATCGCTTTAATTTGTAAAATAGCATTGTCCAATTTCAAAATTGACGTCCTGGCATCGCTATGAAGTATGCCAATACCACCTTTAAGTACGAATGGCTCAATGCAACCGAGTGAATCATCAATTAAAATCGTATTTTCGTTGGCGAAGTTCGCTTTTTCCTGTTTTGTTCGTACAAAATTCGCCGGATAGTGAATATTATGCGCTCTCAACCATAAAAGTTTCTGTTTTTTCGTCTCATTTCCTTGAAAAGGGTCAAAAGTGCCCATTGAAGTCAAAATTTCGACCTTCAAGTTGCGATTTTTCGCCACGTGATCAAGTAAAACGTGCGCATCGGGCATCATTTCGAGTTTTTCGAAGATATGACTCTTCAAAACTGCGTCTCTGAACCTCTGTCGATCAAATTTATCGGGATTTTCTCGCTTAAACTCCTTTTCGAAGTTTGCCAGAACCCCATCCATGTCAAGATATAGCGTTAAAGTGTTCATTTTACGAATTTTTCAAAATTTGGTGGTTTCCAACCATCAGGTTTAAGTATTTTTCCATCTTCTCGGCGAATCACTCGCCCTGTTTCACGATCAATCTTGGATAAATTAGATTGCGATCCCTCATCCCAGATATCTTCACAGTTCCAGCCACGTGAGTGCATGTATCCAACAACTACCCAGATCAAATCAAAGCACGCATCGCAAATCTCAGTATCATTTTTATCAAGATTGGCATCCATCAGTTCACGGTACTCTTCCTTGATAAGATCAAAGTATAGATTTGACTGGTCGGAAGGGTCGGCATTAAATGGTGGAACCACCTGTCCTGCCGCTGTCATAAACATACTTACATCGGTAAATACTTTACTCATCAGTCTTTCTCCTCAATTAGCCAAAGAAGTTTGCGTATCTGCCTCTTCAGTTCAACATTTTCTGCACTGAGACGTAGATTTTCCTTTATATAAAATTCCAGAGCATCGTCTGCATACTCACACTCATTCTGTTCTTGCTGTAACTGACTCATAGTATCTCCATAACTTTACATAGTATGCGAATCGGCGAGGCTCATGCTCTGGACTGGGCAACTCTCCCAATAACTTCTCCATGCTCTTCAGTGCCAATCTTATTTCATCCTCGGACATTCAAGTGTTCTTCTTGGCAGGTTTACGGCGAAACTTTCTACTCAGATTATAGGTAAAATGAGTAAAGATATGACGGACACCGATAGTAATTCTGAGGTATGGGAGAGAGGCAGCGACATAGATTTCACTCAGGTCAATGCCACAATCTAAACCAAATGATACATGGTCCATAGTCCAGAAATAGAAGATTAGCCAATGGAAAGAATAGGCATTGGAGTTTAATTCATCACCAGGTCGGAAATGGTATCTTGGGACTAGAGGGCAATAATCATTACACCATAGTTTATGGAGTGGGTAATTCTCCCACCATTCTTTGTCTCTAACTACACCATAATCGTCACTCATCGTCTTTTCTTCCATAGTTCTTCATATGCAATAATACAGATTCCTGGAATGAGACCAACTAGCAATCCCATTAGAAAGGTAGTCATTTCGGTAATACCTTACTCTCTACGAAACACTTGGCTACTTCATAGGCGACCACGATGATGGCTATGGGCATTAGAATCCATGATACAAGTGCAGTAATAAATTTCATTTCAAAACCTCATTTGGAAACTGCTCTGTAGGCACGAAAACAACTTCTCGCTTAGGTGAATATGGGAAAGTGATAGGTGTATGACTATTGCCATTGGTGTAGAAATCTTTGGTCAATGCACCGAATTCTTCTGACTCTCTCCATTCCCAAAACACCTTAC